TACATTGAAGATACAGTTGGCGCAATGGTTTCGACTAACACCGAATCTGGTATTGCAGTAACTTACGACGACACCAACGGCAAATTAAACTTTAACGTTAATGATCCAGTTATTACGTTAAACGGTGATGTTTCTGGTTCAGCTACAATGACTAACTTAGGTAATACTACCATTACAGTTACTATTGCAGATGACAGCCACAACCACACTATTGCAAACGTTGATGGTTTACAAGCAGCGTTGGATCTAAAGGCTCCTCTAGCAAGCCCAGCGTTAACTGGTACTCCGACAGCTCCAACTGCGCTTGCATCTACTAACAATACACAGATTGCTACAACTGCGTATGTTACAACAGCAATCAGTAACTTGATTGGTGGTGCTCCAGCTGCGCTAGACACACTAAACGAACTAGCTGCTGCTATTAATGATGATGCTTCATACGCTTCAACTATCACTACAGCACTAGGCGGTAAGGTTGGTACAACATCAGCACAAGCACTAGGTTCTGCTGCTAATGTAATGACTGTTAGCGATGCTACTATTACACTGGCACGTGGTGATAGCACAACTGACGTTGTTACAGTTAACAACGTTGCTAACGCCAACGCATGTTCTGGTAACGCAGCAACAGCAACCAAACTTGCAACTGCTCGCACAATCGGCGGTGTATCATTTGATGGTTCCGCTAACATCAACCTACCGGGCGTTAACACAGCAGGTAACCAAAATACTTCTGGTAACGCAGCAACAGCAACAAATGCAACTAATGCTGCAAATGTACAAGTTGATGCTGATAACGCTACAAATGCTACCCACTACATCACTTTCTCAGGTGCTGCAACTGGTAACAATCGTCTAAACAGCGATACAGGGTTAACATACAATCCATCAACTAATACGTTGAGTACAGGTGTGGTCTCTGGTACAGCAACAGCCGCTCGATACGCTGACTTGGCAGAAAAATATGCCGCAGACGGTGATATTGAACCAGGTACCGTTGTATGCTTTGGTGGCGACGCAGAAGTAACTACTTGTAATCACGATATGGATCGTAAGGTTGCAGGTGTTGTTTCTACTGATCCAGCATATATGATGAACTCAGACGCAGAAGGTGTTTATGTAGCATTAACTGGTCGTGTTCCATGTAAGGTTGTTGGTCCAGTACGCAAGGGTGATATGATGGTAAGTGCAGGCAATGGTGCAGCACGTGCTGAAGAAAACCCAGTATTAGGTTCAGTAATTGGCAAGGCACTAGAAGACTTTGATGGCGCAGAAGGTGTGATTGAAGTTGTTGTAGGTCGCTTATAATCCACTAGGGTTATAATACCAACAGAAAAAAGGGCAGAAATGCCCTTTTTTCTTGACCACGATATCTGTATAAATAGTAAAAACGACATGTTATTAAGGATAATAGATGGGTTTAACCAGACCGCGATTAGGTCAAATGCAAACTACAACATCTGCATTTGATGATCCAATTATTGTATTAAACAATGGGGCAACAGGCACGAATACTAAGGATATTGGTATCGTGTTTGAGCGCGGTGACGACCAAAATCGTGTGTTAGTATGGGATGAATCTGCTGACGAATTTGCACTGGCAAATTCCACAGAACAAGGTTCTACGTCAGGCAATGTAACAATCGCCTCGTATGCTAATCTACACGTTAACAATATCATTACATCTGGTAGCGTAAACACTCTCACAATTAATAATGCTTATACGTTACCTATTGCAGACGGTACTTCTGGTTATGTATTAACTACTGATGGATCGGGTAATGTGTCCTGGTCCGCTGCTGCTTCTGGAGGTCATACAATCCAAAATGCAGGATCTAATTTATCTACACGATCAAATTTAAATTTTGATGGTACATACTTAGTTGCTACAGACGACCTAGGAAATGATCGTACTAACATTGCAATTAGTAGCAATGTAGCAACCACATCAGGAACACAAACACTAGATAACAAAACAATTGATGGTGGTTCATACTAATGCAAGAATTATACAGGACCGATTATGAAGGCGAATTTGTAGTCACTGGATTGAAAATTGTTAACGGAAAAAAACAGCAAGACCGTGAATTTATCGATAATCCAATACAAATTAAATCAATCTCTGGACGTGCTACATGTGTAAGTAATGGGATCTCTAGTACACGATTTCAATTAAATCGATTAATGTTACATCATGGACTGTTAAATACCCTGCCATTAAATGTGTATACGACCGGAGATTTGTATAAAAAAGTACATGCTAATTTCCACGTGACATTCAATAAAGGGTATTTGGCAGAATTAGTAGAACAAAAACTAACAGAAGAAATTATTGTATATACAAGCACTAGTAATTGTCTTAAATCACCGGGTGAATTTTTTATTATTCCGTATGGTATAAAATCAACTGAAGAAGCGGTTGCAGCATATTTGGCTGCATTTGACGGACATCAAGAAATATTTTTAGTTGGTTACGATGAATATACCGCAGATGGATTAACAAGACGTACTAAAATGATTGAAACTGTGGGTCAAGTAATTAAAACATACTCGACCACTAAATTTCATCTTGTTATTGATCAAGGTCAGGTACCAAAAGAGTGGTTGCCTTACAGAAATTTAAAAGAAATATCTGTTAGAGATTATATTAGTTACTGTGATATTTCATAACCGTACAAGTTTTCTACAGTTTCAATTTTATTATAGATATCTTCGATATTAATAGTAGCCCATAATCCTGGATGCAATGGTTTCGGAATGATACCCTTATCGACCCAACAGTAACCTAGATGCTCGTGGTTAAGTTTTGGTATGAACTCATCTGCTACTAAACAGAAAAACGTATGATATACAAAATGATTTTTTGTACCGGTAAACCGCTCAATAGGAACCAATTTAATATATTCAGGCATATACCCTATTTCTTCAGAACATTCGCGTGTAATGGTATCTAATAACGTTTCGTTATTTTCAACTTTGCCACCAGGCAGCCCCCAGTGATACGGATGTTTGGAATCGTTACGCATCAAGTACAAATATCGCTGTGTATTGTATGCGTAAAACCAAATACCTACAGCGTTTAGATCACCAGCGACCATTTCCCACCAGCGTATAATCCTTCGTAGCTACGGAGCCATTGACCCCCGTCCCACTTATATTGTAAATTAGTATTTAGATTAGTAACATATTCAGTTGATTCTACGGCGCTTGAGTCAAAATGAACGACCCAATTAGAACCGTTGTATTGAACAATATCATTTACACTGGCAACAAGATTGCCCCAACTATCAGCAGCGTCAGTATTATCTGAATTGCCAATGCTGTCTGTTAACAAGTAACGTTGGCCTGTTGCTGCTGCTGCCAACCCCGCACCAGGGCCGCTGCGCTGTGGATCAATAACAGCATTAACTGGCGGCAATGAATTTGCAGGAAGAGTATCTTCATCTACTGTAAACAACATAATACGATCGTCAGTTGGATGATATGCAACAGTACCTACTATCTCAATGTCATTTGTGGTATTTTCTAAACGAATCTGACTAATACCATCGCGCAGTTTACCATATTCTTCAACAACCGCATGCCATAGTACGGTGCTATCGTCTTGTGTGTATAAACTTCCTAAATCTGTATTTGCTTCATCAACAGCACTTGCTTTTAACACTTGTAACTGATTGCCAATTAACAATACTTGATACCCGTGCGGAGTAACTTGCATGCGAGTGCCCAACAGTAGATCATCATTTTCAAGAAGAGTATTTGTGTTGCCATCTGCGTCGTATATACTTGCAATAACTTTGTGAATGACACCAAGTTTAGTAACTTTGGCAGGCATACTAATCCAAACAGGAAGAGTAAATGTGAGGGTCATAATATCAATTGGTTCGTCTGTTCCAACAGGAACTGTGCGCGAAGTATAATTAATATCGTTAAGTTCAATAACTGTTAAACTCGTCCAGTCGATATAGTTGTCTGTGCTTTGAATTTCTAAACTTGGATTAAACATTGGAGCAATTTGTTCAAACAATTGCCATTTTTGATTTGTGTTTGTAGTCCAAATATCTAATTTAATAGTTACATCATATGGAACTGGCATGTGGCGTTTAACAGTAAATGCGTTGCCTTGAGTAGTTTCGTATGTTTGTGTATCTGCATCCCAGGAACGTTGACGATAACTTTTGGTGTCTACAAAATACGGTTCTTGCACACGTTCTCTTGCATATTTTAGCCCGCTTACATAAAAACTCATCATTGGAGCAGATGGCATTGAGTTAGCACTATTGTTCTGAATGATTACCTGCGCTTGTCGCGATGCATCACCGTAACGAATAGGAACGGTCAAGTATGTTGGATTACCGGAATCATCTTTGCCGTACTCTACTTGGAATCCTGAAAAGATTCTCGTAAATTGTAGCAAGAATCTGCGTAATTGTTCGTCATAGAAGAAGTCTACCTGTGCCATTAATATTCCTCAACTTTTATAATTTTTGCTTTAGGTGCTAAGTATTTCCAAACGGACTCGTTTGGATGCGGAATTCCGTGCCAGTAGTTGTACGCAGCATCTTCAATTTCATTGCTATCGATATCATATCCTTGATCCGCAAGCATAGATATCTCACT